TTCTTCAAGAAGGGTTTCTGGATCAATTCGTAAACTTGTAGCTGAAGGATATGTAGAAAAAATTGGTCAAGATCCAGTTGTTTATGAATTAACTGAAAAAGGTAGAACAGCGAATATTAATGAGTAATTAAAGGAGAAAGAATAATATGAAAAATAGTATGATTAATAGAACACATATTGAAGGATGGCTTTATGATACAAAGCAGTTAGAGCTTAAGGAATCTGGTCCAAATTCAAAGAATCCTGGAACTCCATTTATTAGTGGAGAAATCCAGATTGCAACTGATGATGCTATGACAAATATTGTTCCAGTTCATTTTACATATGTAACTGCAACAACTGCAAAGGGTAATCAGAATGCGACATTTACAATTCTGAATGATATTCTAAATGGTAAGTACAAGAGTGTTATGAAGGATGATGCTGAAAGTGCATCTAAGTTCCGTATTGACTCTGCAATTGGTCTTAATGACTTTTATGTAGAGAGAGATGGAGAAACAACTCTTGTTAGCGCAAAGAGAAATGAGGGTGGTTTTGTTCACGTAACAAATGAACTCGCAGAAGATGAGAAGGTTCGTAACACATTTGAAGCAGACATGCTTATTACTAATGTTACAAGAATTGATGCTGATGAAGAGCGTCAACTTCCAGAGAAGGTTGTTGTTAAGGGAGCAATCTTTGATTTCCGTAAGTCACTTCTTCCTATCGAGTTCAGCGCACTCAATCCTAATGCAATGAATTACTTCGAAGGACTTGGTGCTTCTTCTAAGGAGCCAGTATTCACAAAAGTTTGGGGTCGTCAGATCTCTGAAACTATCACAAAGACATATGTAGAGGAATCTGCATTTGGTGAGGATAGTATAAGAGAAGTTAAGTCTTCTCGTAAAGACTTTGTGATTACAGGTGCTGCAAGAGAACCATATGTATGGGATGATGAGGAAACTATCACTGCAGCAGAACTTACAAAGGCAATGCAGGATCGTGAGATTTATCTTGCAACTGTAAAGCAGCGTTATGATGAGTATCAGGCTTCAAAGGGCCAGGCTAATCCAGCTGCAACAGCTAAGTCCGGTGCGTTCAATTTCTAATTTGAAAAACTGTATTTCGTTATAAATAGGGAAAGTCTGGACAAATGTCCAGACCTTTCCCGTCTAAAGAGAAAGTGAGGAAATTATGGGTAATTCATTATTAGAACTTAAACCACATGAAGTAAGTAGAGATTTAAGAGGATATTCTGTAATTTTCTATGGAGCAGCTAAAACTGGTAAAACTACAATTTCTACACAGTTTCCAGATTCGCTTCTTCTAGCATTTGAGAAAGGTTACAATACACTTCCTGGAATTATGGTAAAAGATATTAATTCTTGGAATGAATTTAAGAAAGCCCTTTCTGAATTGAGAGATCCAGAAGTACAGAAAACATTTAAGACAATTATTATTGATACTGCTGATAATGCTTATCAGTATTGTGAAAAATATATCTGTAGTAGAGAAAGTACAGCTAATCAAAACTATGAGACTATTGGAGATATTCCATTTGGTAAAGGATATAAGTTAGCTCAAACTGAATTTGATGAATGTATTAGAAAAATTCTTCAACTTGATTATGGTCTTATTCTTATCAGCCATGATATTGAAAAAACTGTTAAAAATGAAAAAGGAGAAGAGTCTAGTAAATTCGTTCCAACAATAGATGCTCGTGGAAGATTAATTTGTGAAAGAACTTGCGATATTATTGGATATGCTCGTGAGATAGAAGATGAGGATGGTCATAAGAAAACTCTGCTCTTCATGAGAGGAACTCCAAGATTTGATGCTGGTTCAAGATTCAAATATACTCCAGACTATATTGAGTTTACTTATGATAATCTTGTAAATGCTATAGCTGATGCTATTGATAAAGAAGCAGCTATGCATGACAACAAGTTTGTTACAGATGAATCTATTAATAAAGCAGAGTTATATGCTGATGAAAAAGAATATGATTTCCCTGCATTAATGGATGAATTCCAAACTATAGTTGGAGAATTAATGAGTAATAATCAGAGCATTGCGCCAAAGATTACAAAGATTGTAGAAACACATCTTGGTAAAGGTAAAAAGGTAGGCGAATGCACTCC